TCGAAAGAGATGTTATCGCAAAAGGACAGTTATTAGTGTCGTTAGAAGATGAGAAAACAGCATTACAATTAAGAATAAATAAATTGAAAGGAGCAGAATGAACTTAAATTTAACTGACCCAGAAATTCAAAACCTAATGTTATTTCTTCAAACCTGTCAGATTAGTGGAAAAGAAGCAATGGCTTTAGCGATTTTACAGCAGAAAATTCAGCAGCAAATTCAAGAAAACCAACAAATAATTAAGAAGGTAGCCGAAAAACTTGAGCCAAACGGCAAATCAGAACCAATCGCCAATAAAGAGAAAAAATGAATATCGGAGAACGAATTATGAAGTTAGAAACGCAACTCAAATCTCATTGCGAGTCAAATGAGCAACATTTTGCCATTATTGAGAAAAAACTTGATGATTTTATTGAGTCCGCCGATATGAGATTTGCTTCCAAACTGACGGAAAAAATTGTCTATGGATTGGTGGGAATTATACTGGCGGCATTTGCAACCTTAATTTTATTCAAGATTGGGTGGCGATGAATTATTTTTGGGGATTAGTAATATTATCATTTTTAATTATTTATTTTACTATGTATTTTAATAACAGAAGGAAATTATAAATTAACAAATTTGTGGATTTTGTGCTGGTATGACCGAGTGCTTTTCCCAAGTAAGGTACACTTTTAGGTACCGAGTGGTCGGCTGAATTTTAAAGATAGGGAATATAGTCGCAGGAGAGTAAAAATGCTTTCCTTACCAGCACTGAATCCATAAAAAGGTTCAAGGAGCGTGAGGTGATGAAAACCAGAAATTCGTTATGGAATGCCTGCATAAAAGGCAACACGACAGGATGGATTTCGGTGATGCTTCTGATGCGGCAAGGAGGAATGTATATTCTTCATTTTCCGTCTATCGGAAGCGTGGCAAGGTTCTGTCGAGGAGGCGGATTGAAACTTCGCCTAATGATTACTGTGTGAGTGTTGGCTCGTTATGGGAGCATTAGGCGGCAACCGTAAAATACGGTATTCCCACAGGGTGGGTTTAGCCAATATGCTCCCACCAGACCATTCCCGCCCCATCACGGGGCTTCTCATCTCTCTTTTCCTTACTTTGGTGGCATCTTATTCTTTTGACAAGAAGTCAAGAGCTTAAGCTCTGCCACCACCTTTTCAAAGAACTTTAATAATTTGTCTTAATCTGCCGTGAAGAAGAAAAACGAAGATGAAAAAATTAGTTTGGAAATTAAGTAAATTGCCTGAAGCTGAAGAATTGAAAACTTTAGTGGAGGCAAAAATTCTAACTACACAAGAAGCAAAAGAAATCGTGGTTAGACAAGAAGAAGAAAAGCAAATTGACAAAGATGAGTTAAAAGATTTAAAAGACGAAGTGAAACTTTTGCGAGAATTGGTCTTAAAAATGGCCACCGATGAACCACAACCATATATTCAATTAATTGAAAAATATATTGAAAAATTGCCGTATAAACCATTTAACCCGTGGCAACCATATATTATTTGGACAAATACATCTGGTATAACAAATGAAAATTATACTTAAAGTTGTAATAGTAGTAGTGGAAAATTTGAAATAAAATAATAACTGTCTTCACGGCAGTTTAGGATAAATTATTACATATACAAGTTATACATATAAAAATAAAGTATATCAGAAAAACGAAATTCTTATACACATAAGAAAGGACAATTATGAAAGTAGATTATTATTCAGAATGTTCTAAATGTGGAAAACGAAAATTTATGGGATATTATACTATCTCATCAAAAAATACAGATTGGTCGAGAAAGATAAAAATAAGTAAATATGTATTAACAGGAATATTACATTAAGGAGAAATTATGACAAAAAAGATTTTAAGTGTTTTAGGTTCTATCCGTTTTTGGATTGTTACCTTTGCTTGGTTGGCGACCTATCTTGGTATCGTCCAACAAGACGGTTTTAGCTGGATTTCTCTTTTTGACCAGATGGCTAAGTGGCTTGGAACCGTCGTGGCAATCGGAACTTTAGATAAGGTTGCCTATCTTTTTGGAACAAAATAAAAAAGGCGTTCTAAGTTAGAGTAATAACGAATTATTGCACCTTACAAAGAGACGCCACGAGAAATATTATAGCATATAAATTTTAAATATCAATTTTAATATTCTGAATTACTCTTTTTATTCTTACAGGAACTCCTTTTTGAACTAAAATTTCTTCAATCGTGCCCCATTGAATTTTTCTGATACATTTAATTAACTTCTTTTCTTCAGAAGTTATTTTCATTCGCATTTTATTTTTTTAAATCTTTATGTTTGTGCCATTTGTGAAGTCCAAGAGAGGCATTGTTTTTACCAAGAAAATCACAACCTTCAACATCACAAGGAACTTTAGTAAGTTTAGTAATCTCTTTTCTTAATTCTTTGACCTTTTCAACTTTTTGTTCCCCTTCATTTAGAGGGATTTCTTGAACCAACTGGAGTTCGTTAGGATACCTTTCGTAAAACCTAATTACATCTTCTTCGGTTACTTCCTGTTCTTGACCTGGCATAAACTTCATTACACTTTTGTCGTCTTTAACTGCTTCTACTGGATAGTAAGCGACATTTTTTAGTTTAGGCATTTTTCCTTCTTTCTCTTTTATTTATTATTTTAAACTTCCAAAAATTGTAAGAATTGTGAAGATAACAATAAACCCTTTCTAATCTACTTCGCCAGTCTTTACATTGACAAAATGGTTGTTTGCATTTTGAGCAACAAATCATTAACATTTTACCATTTTCCTTTCTTTTTCCTAAAAGTTAGATATGCTAATAAAATAATTGTTAATCCCATTAAAATATAAGCGATAATTTCTGAACTTCCACCATATCCTTTAACATAAAATCCTTGTGGTGTAACACATAATTCAACTTGTTTTTTAGTTATTAAATGGTAAGTTTCGTGGACTAATAACCCACTAAATATGATACCAAAGATTGCTAATATATTTTTCATTAAAATTCATTCCCAATAAAATCATTTCTGTTCCTATTTTGGATTTCTCTTAATGTTCCTGCTACAGACCCGCGAGGAGGTTCTAAATTATCCGCTAAAGCGAGATTTTCTTCTGAATATACTCCCCAATAAGCAAGTGCTACGGCTATACATAAATCATCGTGAAAACTTGAACCAGCTTGAGCACCCAAACCTTTCTTCATTACCTCGTCCGTCCATACAAAAGTTTTCATTTCTTCCATAATTCGTTCATCATTTAACTTAATCCTATTTTCTCTTAAAAGTTTTAACAGATTATCAAACAACAGAATTTTATTAGAATAACTGGTCATCCAACCATATTTCTCAATTTTCTTTTTAGCACTTCTATCAAACACTTCTCTTTTGTAAATATTAGAATATCCTTCTTTTAATTTAACTAAAGTAGCAAGTCCCAACCCATTCATCTCAATTATGACTTTGGCATCTCGGTAAATACGAGCAATTTTAATGATTTGACCAGCTAATGAATCAGCAGGAATTTTACCTTTCCAACTGGCTACATTATGACCAGTAGTTTTAGATACTACAACAATAGCCGATGAATCTTCTCCCATATTAGCAGGGTCAACTCCAATTTGATATTCTTCTTCGGGAGAAGCATTTTCGTAAATAGTAAATCCTTCAAAATCTCTTATCTTGGGTCTTTTTATCATTTGTTGTTCTTGAATATATTCAATGGGAAAATAGTTCTTTTCCGATATAAACTCATCCCAAATACCATAAACATATTGTCTTTTCCACTTCTCGGGATATTTAAGTAAGTCCTCAATTTGTGATTTTGGCAGGTTTGCTTTATTATCAAGAGTATTTCCTTCTATTAACTCATATTCTGGAGATGGATTTTGTTTATAAATTTTGAATAACCAAGTCAAGGCAGGATTACAAGTCATCATTCCTTGATGAACATATTTATCTTTACCTTTTGGTGATATAATATTTCTTCTTAATCGTCCTCTCAATGCTAAAAAGATATTCTCTGGAACATCTTCTGCTTGGTCAATTGCAAAGAACCCTAAATTCATTGATTTAATTTCATTTTCCGCAATGTTATCAAGATGTCTAAAAATAAGTTGAGAACCATTTTTAAAATATACTCGAAGCTCTGCTTTATTTTGTTTCTTGATAAATGAAGAAGGACATAATTCAAAAAATTGTTGTAATACACTATCTTTTAATTCTTGGTATCTTACTCTACCAATTAATCCATAATTTCTGGGATAACTCAAATGATGTAAAACCTTTAAAATTAAAACCATTGATTTGCCACATCCAAAACCTCCTGAAAAGAGTGGATAGCGAGCTTTTGAATTATAAAATCGTTCTTGAGTCGGTAATAAGGTCATCTCTTTAGCAATTTCACCCGTCTTTTTGTTCTGGTATTTTATTTTTATCATAAATCACCAATTATAAATTTATTTCTTCTCTACAATCATAGTAACATTTGTTTCATCGTCAGTTCCTACTTCCACTTTTTGTTTATCATAACCTTTTAGACGCATAATCTTGGTTAATCCATCTGCTACTGCCCGCCAATCTTTTTTATTATCAACCAGTTCCATAATTTTATCCGCTAATTTTTCATCAGTTAAACCTTTTTTAACTAACCAATAATCAATTTCTTCTGTAATTTGGAGTTTTTTTAAGTTACGAAAACCTGTTTTAGCAGCCAGTTTTTTGTCTGTGTAATGGTACGCTTTCATCGCTGCCTCAGTAGCATTACCAGATTCCAAATACTCCTTTAGAAATTCTCTTTGTTTAGGAGTTAATTTTTGTTTAGTATTTTCCATTTTAACCTCGCTTATCTTTATATTTAGATGTACCTTCTGGTACGAAATCTAGTTTCTTTTTTTTCATCACCTTATTAAAATAAGATTTATCTTCAATATATTCTCCTAATCCTTGATTATACCCTGGTAAATTATATCCTGCAATATCTTTAATTTTTTTGCTAACAAAATTATGAGTTTTGCATTTGTCACATAACCATTTTCCTTTTTCCCATTTTAATCTTGGTCTATTTTCTTTACATCTATCACATTTCATTGATTTTGTCGCCTATTTCGATTAAATTATAATCATATTTAACTTCGTGAGCATTATATCCCCCATTTAATTTCTCTAATTTTAATTTCTCAATCATTCTTCTCCTTTAGTTTATTTTAGGTTAGTTTTTGCTCAACTGTAACTATCGTGTCATTATGTAATCTGCCGTGTGATACAAGCAATATTTCTATAATTTCAAATCCTCGTTTCTTTCCAAGTCCAATTGAGTTCCAGCCAAATGATATCGCCACTCCACCGGGAACAATCAAATCTGCTAATAAGTTTTTAATGTCTGTATAAAATTTAGTTGTTGCCCACTTTTTATCAACCGTCATTCCAAACCCCTTGTAACATTCCATTATTTGTCGTAGAGAATAAGGAGGGTCAAAAAGTCCTCCTAAGAATAATTTTCTAACCCAATCTTGTAAAAAAATCTTTGCGTCCAAGTGATATAATGTTTTTGTATTTGGGTTCAGGTCATTGGTAATCTCTGCTGGACTATTATTGCCCGCAAAAGGGTCTATCCATTGTTTGCCAACATTATATTTTTGTAAAAGTTCTTTAATTGGTTTAATAGTAAAAGTATCCTTTGACGGCATTGCCCATACTCTATCTATTCTCATTTCCAAAGTCCTTACTTAATACTTTTACCTTTTATCTTATCCCAAATCGCTCCAAATAATTCGCCCCAAG